TCAGAACTTTTTGAATGAACGCAAGAAAGGACAAGCACTAGTTACGGCTAGTTGGGATGATGCTCCGCATTTATCGGAAGAAGTAAAGGAAGAGATTTTAGCTGCATTGCCAATGCATGAACGGCAGATGAGATCAAAAGGCATTCCGGTGCTTGGAAGCGGACAAGTGTTTCCATTATCAGAAGATTCGTTTTCTGTAGATGCTTTTGCGCTACCAGATCATTGGCCCAAACTGGCAGGAATTGATTTCGGGTTCGATCATCCAACTGCGGTAGTGTGGATTAGTTGGGATCGGGATACAGATACGGTGTATGTGTATGATATTTATTGTCAATCGGGTTCTGGAATGCTGCAACACGCAGAAGCTATACGATTGAGAGGAAACTGGATTCCGGTAGTGTGGCCCCATGATGGTTCACAACATGACAAAGGAAGCGGCATATCCTTAGCGGAACAATACCGCAAAGCTGGTGTAAATTTTGTGGGAAGTCACTTTCAGAATCCGGAAGGTGGAATCAGTGTAGAAGCAGGACTGATGGCAATGATGACAAGATTTGAAACAGGCAGACTAAAGGTATTCAGTCATTTGCAAGAATGGTTTAAAGAGTTTCGAGTCTATCATCGAAAAGAAGGCAAAGTAGTTAGAAAGCATGATGATTTGATGAGTGCAACTAGATATGCAGTACAGTCTTTACGATATGCAACGATTAATAATTGGCGACCACGATCAGAACATGCCATAGGTTCTCTAGTGGATTCGCAACACAATCCATTTGAGTATTGGAAGTATGGCAAGTCTCCTAACACAATTGCGGAATCAGAAAGCACGTTACCAGACGGAGTCCATTACTGGCAATAGATACCTAAAGGCTTACAACACGTATTTAACAGAAAAGTATCAACCTGCTTATACAGCAGCCTATCAGTACAAGCCCGTTGTTGATTCAGCATATAGTCAGTACAAATCTGCATTTGATACGACAAAAGCAGAATATGATCAGTTGTTTGCTAGGGAAAAAGCTAAGTACGAATCTGCATTGGGAGAAGCACAGAGACTGCAGGGAGTAGTTACTCAAGCCAACACCAACTATATCAATTACAAGAAAACCAATCTAGATCCGTATGAAGCAGAGTATGCCAGAAGAACAACAGCCTACAACACAGCATACAATAAAGCAGTAAAAGGAGCAGAAGGGCAGTACACGCAACAAGCCAATCAATTACTGAGTAATTTAACTACTGCTCAAATTAACATAGGAAAAGAATACACCAGTACCAAACAAACAAAGACAAATATTTATAATGAAAAATATGATGCAGCATCAGCCGCATTGACTAAATTTAATCAGGGAGCCGCAACAAATATTTATTATGTAAATCCTCAGGGGATTGGCAATACGGTGTACAATCCAATAAATCAAGTCGTACAAAGATACGACAGTTTTCAATATTTAGGAGGATCTCAATTTAAATATAATATTAAAGGGAAGGAATATAATATTAATCAAGCACCTTCTTCTTTTGATGTTTCGTTTCAATATCAAGTACAAGACAGAGCAAAAAAATATAATTTTTATTTAAAAACGATTCAAGAAGGCAATCGAGACATTTACGGAATTCCGTCTTATGTGAATGATGCGTGGTTGAAATCTGAGAAAAAAGCGTTAGACAGTTTCTTGACTCCAGTAACAGGACAGGTGGCTACTTACATACAAGCAGGAGAAACTGCTAGAGCAGCAATTGCAAAAAATTATGCTTCTGTAGAAGAATTAATTTCTCAAAAAGACATTGCAGAAAAGTCATTGAAGGATTTTGTTTCTGTATCTCAAGCAGACTATGTTTTTGCTGGAACAGAAAAAGAAAGAAAAGCTTATCAAGATTTTACAGCAACTTCTTTAGAAGACTTTGCCAGACCAATCGCAACAGCCGCAACTGCTTCAGAAGCACAAGCCGTACAAGATTACGTGTCCACCGTAAATGCTCAACGAGAAGCAACTACCAACTACTACAATCAGAACGTACAACCTGCACAGAACACGTACAATCAGTACATCAGCAACACATACAATCCTGCCAAACAATCGTATGAGCAAGTAGCCAATGACACGAACTATGTGACTAGTCGAATTAGCGCACAGAAAACAAGATATGAATCAACAGCAACAGAATTTAATCGGCTAAAAACTGTTTATGAAGGAATGCAACCTACACTAGATCAGCTTAAAACTGATTATCAAACATCAGTTGATGTATTGAGTGGTCTTAGTTCTAGGATTACTGATTTGGAAAGAAGTGTCCAAATTGATTTAGATCCACGTAAATCCGCTACAAGAGTAGGTCAACGGCAATCAATACTAACTAGAGGTTCCAAACGTGCTGGAGCCGCAAGATAAAGGATACTTATGAGTTGGTTTTCTGAACAATGGGAACGTACTGAGAAAGCATTTAAGACAAACATTTCTAACACACCTTTAAGAAATGTAGACTTAGGAACAATTAATTACGACCAGTTAAAATTAAATACAGACCAAGACTTTTCTCCTTTTGTCAAAGGAGCAATTGTCGTAGCAGGTACAACGATTGGAGCAGCAGAAGGTTTTTTAATAACAGGTGGCAATCCTTACGGTGCATATGCAGGAGCAGCCGCAGGTGCAGAAGTTGCCCAGAATGTAAATCAAAATCTATTAGGTTCTCGATATGATCCTTCCAAAGATGGTGGTGCAATTCAAAAAGCAGTTACCGGAACCACGGGAGATATTCAGCGAGAGGCAGTGAATATTGCCAAAGGCATTCAGAATGCGACTATTGTCAACACCAGCAACCTGCAAAAAGATGCTGTTGATTTTGCAGATCGTAATAATTTAGGACGCAATGAGACACTAGAGAAATGGGCGAGTGAAATAACCGGAACAGGTGAAGAAGGAGCAAAGGAAGCAACCAAGATTGTAGAAGCCAATGCTGCTGGCATTACCTCAGAAGCTGAAAAAGGTGCGGAAATGCTGACCACTGCTGCTGAAAATACTGCAGATGCTTTTTCAGATGTTTATGATTTATTGACAGGCAAAGCACCGGATGAAGAAGGAATGGGAGATTTGGGAGCAGATTACGGAGACGGTGCAGATCTAGAACCGTTAGATGCGACTTCAATGGATGATCCATTTAATACAATTGAAGATGGAACAGCCAAAGACGATCAGATGACTGAAGAAGAAAAAATGAGAAAAATTCGCAGGTTGTTGCTTAATCGTTATGGACGGGAAGACACAATTCTAACCGGAACTGCCGATACTGCTAATCGCAGGACATATGCCTTATGAACATAGCACACGAACTAACTGCTGAATACGAAGCACTCAAAGGAGATAGAGGCAATTGGGAAACAATGTGGCAAGACATTGCCGAATTGATGATTCCCAGAAGAGCAGATTTTACAAATCGCAATCGTGCAAGTGGAGAGCAACGTAGAAGCAGGATTTATGAATCTACAGCAGTTCGTGCCGTAGTACGTGCAGCTAGTGGACTGCACAATACATTAACCAGCAATACAGTCCCGTGGTTTGGTTTGGAAACAGAAGATCCACAAATCATGAGAGATCGAGAAACCAAACTTTGGTTAGAAGAAGCCACACGCATTACTTCCAATGTCTTTAATTCTCCACGATCTAATTTCCATAGTGCTATACACGAATACTACATTGACTTGGTTACTTTTGGGACAGGAGTCCTGTTCGTGTATTACGATGAAGAGGAAGGCGCACAATTCAGATCGTACTTCTTAGGAGATTGTTGTTTAGCAGAAGACAAGCACGGCAAGATCAATTCGGTATATCGTACTTATTTTGATACAGCACGATCCATTGTTTCTACCTTTGATAGCGTATCCGATGGAATCAAGAAAGCTGCAGAGAAAGAACCATTTCGGGTATTTGAAATCATGCATGTGGTCAAGCCACGTGACAGTAAAGGACGCACCAAGAATTCTAAGCCGTATGCATCGTATTATATAGAAAAAGAGAGCAATCATTTATTGAAGAAAGGTGGCTTTGATGAATTCCCATTTGTTTGCAGCAGATGGCATAAAAATTCACAAGAAATATACGGCAGAGGTTGTGGTACAGAAAGTTTGCCAGATGTGCGAATGATTAACGAAATGGAAAGAGTAGGATTGATTGCACTACAAAAAATGGTTGATCCACCGTTGCTTGTGC